ATGTAGTACGCCAACCCCGCAACTAAGCAGGGGAAAAACCTAAAGTTCATATCAGCGGTTTGTATGCCGCTCCCCGCATCTTCTATACGACGCATACGCCAGTAGTAGAAAACGTAGTCGTTGTTCTCAGGTACAGGCCACACGTTGATTTTAGGGGCATCCCGCAAACGCTCTATATAAACCTGAATCGGCCTACCTTGAGTTAGTTTGTTAGGTATAGAAGCATATGTACTAACACTAATTCGGTTTATAGTTAGATCAGCCTGTGTAGCTACATTACCGCTGCCTGTGCGTATTTGCTGTTCCAAAAGGTCTATTGTGTCAGCAGGTAACGTGTATTCAGAAATACCTTGTACGAGGTTTATAGTTTTTTCGTCAATAGTCCACAAGTTAATGCCACGATTCTGCCACTCAATAGTCATCAAATTCATAGAGCGTCTGGCAGTGCGTAAGTCATACCCAGAACGTATCTCACGACCCGCACGTTCCCACGCTTCTTCAGCGATCTCCGTGAAGTCCATATCAAATGCTGTTGTTCCAGAGGTAGTCATTTACTTCTTCTTAGCTGCTTTTTTAGCTGGAGCTTTCTTAGGTGCCGCTTCTTTCTTAGGCGCAGGCTGTAGCTCGGCTAATACCGCATTCGCTTCTTCTTCACTCATCAAGCTAGCGTTTACGATGTTGTAAGTGCCGTCTTCGTTCTTGCTACCAACTTGGAATACGGGCCTACCATCAGAAAAATTACCGTTCTGAAAAACTTCTAACTTAGCCATTCTTAGTACCTCTTACGTACAAAGTTTTCTTTCTACGGTTGCCCATTACAGCCCCGCAACCTTTATGATTTTCGCGGATCATACCGCCCGCTTTTGCGGTTCTGACTTTAGCAGCTTTTGTGTTACTCACTACTTGCTGCCCCTGTGCGCCAGCACGCTTCTTTTTACGTGCTGTAGTAGCACGTTCAGACTGACTCAATGACTGCGCCTTAGACCTTGGCAAACAACGATCTGGGTTCTTTTTATCTTTAGACGTGCCGCACGGCCCCTTGATCTTGCCATCGGTGCCGATACGAACCCAATCTTGGTCACGCCATTTTTTAAGATCGCCCATACCCCTAACTCCAAGCCTCTAAGCCCATACTTTTGTTGATGACTGTATTGCCACCAGCCGCCGTATAGCCTCCAGCAAGCGCCTCACGCAGTCCTTGCTCGGTAACATCATAAGAAACAGGTTTAGCCAACAAGTCAAAATCCTCTTCCCAGTTGTCTATCGTTTGACTTATTACACTGTCAGTAAGCGTACTGTCTTCCGCTAGATCAAGTTTGATGTTGTCAATGAACCACGTCTTGAGTTTAGCAAGGTCAGCATCATTGTCCGCAAACAACGTGCCGTATTTAGTACCTGTCTGCACCCGATACACGTCCATTACTTCTTCTTTTTCTTGCTGCCTTTAGCGTAGCTAGGGTCTTTGCAATACTTAGATGCAGCCATATTTGCGTAAGCAGACGGGTATGTGTCAAAGGTGCGTTTAGCCCACGCTTTCCCTGACGGACATATTTTCCCACCTGACTTGTAATAACGCCTCATTAGCGCATCTTCGCTGGACGTACACCCTTACGAGCGATACCGGCACCGCGAACCTTCTGCTTGGTAGCTTTTTTCTTGGTGGCCATCTTGGACTTCATGCCACCTGCGGCGTAACCCTTAGGTTTTCCACCAGCCTTAAATCCGGGTACGCCACGGCCCTTCAGTATATCTTTCTTAGTTACTTTACCGTCATCCGTAAGATCTGGAAACTTACCGCCAGCTTTCATACCGGGGGGCTTCTTACCTCCCCGCATTCCACCTTTAGTAGACATTTTGGACTTCATCATGCCACCAGCCATCATAGCGGGACGACGCCTTGCACCGCTAGCAGGAGAACCAACTACCTTTTTCTTTTTCTTCTTTTCTTCGATTGGCGCTCCTTCTGCCAGCATTTTAGCTTTTACCTTAGCAAAAGCATCACTAACGCGCTTACCGCCTTTTTTCATACCCTTGGCTTTCATCTTAGATGTCATCTTGCCGCCAGCCATGTAGCCTTTGGGTTTCTTACTCATCGCCATAACTTACTCCGCGTATAGGTTGTTAAATATCTGGTTGGTATCTAACGTGTAATCCAAATCAGATTTGCTGTAATGCACATATTGAGAAGGTCTAAAATCTGGTGCCCCCTCGCCTGTCTCAAACCATGCTGGGTGAGTAACACGTACTCTATTATTAGGTAGGGCTATGATGTTGCCCGTCCACTCGCCAGCGTCTAAAAGTTCCATAACGTGACTCTGCTTATGCTGTGCAGGGTCATCGCCTATTTCTGAATCTGTGTAATCCACCGTAAACATGTACTTTGCTGGATACATTTCGCCGTCTATCTTTGCAAGCCAAGGGCATGGTGTTGCCCTATCAAGCACATAAACAGCGTGTGTGCGAGAACTACAGTCCCAAGGCTGTGCTGCCCATACGTCCATAGGCACCGGCCACTCATCATACGGAGTGTCACCGCATAACGCTGTTATAGGCATACGTGCCCACATAGCGCCGCCATGTACGTTGGGTTCGTTCTCGTCATCGTAAGTTTCTGCTCCAGTAAAAATTACCTGAAAACTCAAACACCTACAGGGTATAGTCGTAACCGCGATAGCCATAGCGTGAATAAACTCGCCTTGGTACTTCTCATGGTTATGGGTATACTCCCGCCGCACCCAACACTTAAAGTGTGGGATATTGCTTTGTAAGTATGCCAATTTAGCATCTCCATCTTCTTCGCGCCTGTCGCAGCCTTGAGTTAGGGTCTTTTGCTGCTTTAGGGAATTTTTTCATTTGACCTGCTGAACGCGCACAGAAAGACTTTCTGCGTGCCGCTCGTTTGCCCGTAGGACTTTTCTCAGTAACCGCCGTTTGCAACTTGCTTCCGGGGTTCTGCCGTCTATATTTCGCAACGCCTTTCTTTGTCATTCCAGCGCCAGATTTAGTGGGGCGCTTGTCCCCACTTTTTATAGACATACCAGCCATACCACCTTTCTTAAACGAAGGGCAGCTTTCAGCTTTCTTTTTGTAGTAATTACGCAAGGGTATTATCCAAACTTCTTACGCATGTACAGAATGACGGTGTAGGTATCTCCACTGCTGGCTCCAACGGTAGTGAACTTCACATCTCCCGTTTTGCCGGTGCCTGCATTGTTTACCAAACCACCAAATATAGAATAGTCGTGGTTACCACTTTGGTTCTCACCTAGTTCTATCGCCATGACATCTGTGTCTGCGTCGAACAAGATACGCACCTTCATGCCAATGCACTGCCACCATACACGCTCTATGTTAACGTCAGTGCAAGACAACCCAGTGCGTGAATCTGCTTCTAGCGCACTAACATCCACTTTAGTCACGGCAGACTCACCAGTGCCATCAGAGATGTTTGTAAATTTAATAGCTACATGGGACGGCCCATCAACTATTGTTTGGGAAGCTACTGCATCAGCCATGTCAGACTCCTACTAAGACGCTATGTCATAGCCTGTGATTTCAATAAGAAAACGTCCGGCAGTGTAGGCTGCATCGCCAGTGCCTTGGCTAACTAGATACAGGTATTGGTCAGCAGCAATATCGCCACCAGCAACCATAGTGCCAGCAGAAGCTGCACCAGCATTGATGATCTGAGTTTCAGTCAAGTCACCGATTGCAGTATCGTTCACGCCAGTGCCTTCAGTTGCTGAGTACAGATCAATGTCTGTGCTACCGCCAGCGGGTGTTTCAACACAAGTCATGGTTACACCAAAAACAACGCCTTGATTAGCAGTTGTGACCTGCCCGATGTATGCAACACCAGAGCCATCCTTACCGATAATATCACCAGCCGTACCGCCATCTTTTAGGCCAGTAAGGTCAATCATAATCGTAGTTTTAACGATATTGACGTTGGTGGTTACGTCGCTCTTCAAGCGATTCACCTGAGTAACATATACAGCAGCAGTGCCTTCAATACCTGCGCTGCCTACAGCCTCTACAGACATCTTATCGCCGCTAGTTACGGTGATAGTGCCAGTGGTGGCATTTTTAGAAACCATTTGAAAGCCGTTCTCTGAACGAACGGGGCCGTTGAACGTAGTATTAGCCATATGGATCTCCTGTCGTGGCTAGTGTCAGATGCGGGATGCACCTGTCAGGGATAGTTGTTTTATACAGTAGAAAAAGAAAAGGGGCAACATGTGCCCCCTTCTTTGTGTAGCGTATTACGCTCCGGGTGATCCGAAAACCCCAAGTGGGTCAGATACGCCGAAAGAGTAACGCTCGCGGGCTTTATAGCGCGAGTTGCCAGTGTCGAAGTCTGCATCCATAGATGTAGCCATCGGAGCACGAACAAAGTGCTTCAAGCCATTCGGTACGTCAGTCATCAAGAAGAACGCATCAGTATCAGTCAGATAATGATTGATCGCATAACCGCCCGGAATAGAGCCGTTATTACGCAGTGCGTTCAAATCGTTGTCAGCCGTTCCAACGCGACCTTCAGTCTCAAGCAAACGAGTTGCTACGAACTGTAGGTTCGGCGGAATAATCAGCTTAGTAGGACGTGCCGCAATCAAGAGGCCGCGCTCATCAGTCCAACCTGCAATCTGAATAACGGCGGCTTCTAATGAAGTCTCGTTAAGATCAGCAGCGGTAGTTGGACGGTTTGAGTTGGTGCCACCAGAAACAAGCGGGTGTGCGGTTGAACATAGAGTCTGTCCATCACCATAAGTGGTGCCCGCAGCAAATGCGTTGTTAAGGATAGCAGCCGCTTTCACTTGCTTGGTGTACGCCATAGCGCGTGCTAGAGCTTTCGTATAACGTGCAGAGAGCGAATCGTAGAGATTATCTTCAATTGCTTCCTCAGTGATCGAAAAGCCCATAGCCACGGTCTCGTGCGTATAACGAGCAGTGAATGCTTCTTGTGCGTTGTCATACTCAATCGCAGCACCTTCGTCTTTAACGGGTGCAGCGGAGAAGCCTGACAGCTTGGTTTCTTCTTCAAAAGAACGGTCAGAGGTTTCTGATTCAAAAATCTCCGAGTGCTCTTCACCATATTTTGCGTACTCCATACCAAACAATGCGTTTAGTCCGGGCAGGAGTTCTTTCAGTAGCTGGGCGCGAGAAATTGCCATTTTACCTTACTCCTTAAATGCCAGTGAGGTTGTTGAACGCATGTCCTGCATTCCACTTAACATACGCTTCAGTAAATCCGCCAGAAGAGTTCTTGGTCTCTTCAACCAAGGCTACAATGCGGAAAGGAAGTGTATTAGTGGTAGCAGACGTATCTGAGATAGCACTTGCAGAATTACCTGTTACGGTGCTTCCGGTGTTGTTTACTCCAGCTACGTTAGCGCCAATATCAGTGATAGCTAAATCACCAATGGTGGTGCCAGACGATACAACAGCAACTTTGAACAATACGTCAGTAGCGTCACACACGTATGCTTTAATATCTGAAGCAACGGTGCTAGCTGGATAGTATTGCTTGAAAGTCAACTGTTCCGTACTAGGATCGGTGTAAGTTACACCCATGAAAACTCCGATTGGAGTCATGGCAGCATCGAACGTATCACGCTCAACGGTGCCTCCGGTAACGAGCTGTACAGCATCCCCGTAGAAGATACTCGTAGCATAGCCACTAGCTATACTGTATTGACGAGTAGTACCTACGTATGGAACACCACTAAGCAGCTTTACCGGCTTTAGCCCATAAGGGGCATCGACTGTTGGATAAGCCATGATGTTAACCTCTTAACAAAAAATTTAATTACCTTTACCAAAGTTGGTAACTTTTGTGGTGCGCTCGTTGAATAAAGGCATACGAGGATCGTTTTCGCGCATGAGGTTGTTGTCTACAGAATGCATCTGTGATCTGGTCTGGTGTTCGTAATGCTCATTACGTTCTTCAACCATCTCTCTTGGAGCCTTACAAAGCAGTAGTCCACCCTGAGTTATATTGCTTTCAAACCTTTCGCTTCTGTCAGACAATATCTCTGGGTGATCTTCGGCCTTCACAGGCTCCCAACCTTCACGTAATTTGGAGGAAACATTGGTGGCGTCTGTTACTCCAAGAGTAGAAATACGAACCCAACGTGGAACGTAGCCATCTCCTACATCAACAGTAGGTAAGACATCTGGTTTTACCCAATGTCTCTTGCGAGCCTTAGTTTCGCGGGTATCGTTGTCTCTCTTGATTCTATTCTCAGCCATTAGTCGTTTCCTCTTTCTAATGCAGCCATCTGTTTGGCGTATTCTTGGGGAGTTATACCAAGACGTTTGGATAAAGCTACTTGTGTTGGCGTTAATGTAACCTTCTTAGGTTTGGTGCTCCGCGTAGCGGGTGCCACCACATTTGAACTTCGCTTCACTGTTTGCTTGGGAACTTCCTCCTCAAATTGGTCAGGGAACACTTGTCGCATACGAGCATCAATACGCTCGTAGTATTCGTTACTTCGGGGGTCTACCCCATCATTCACTAGCTTTTGATGCAC